ATAGTTTTTATTGATATTTAGGACTTGATATTGATATTTGTATTATTGAAATTTTTGAAAACAATAAAAAAGAGGGGATTTCTCCCCTCCAGTGATTTGAGTTTTAAATATGACTCACATGAGATTCCTTACAGATACACGTCTGTAATAGCGGTTGCTATTAGCAGCAAGGCGACCAAGACCTTGGTTATCCACATTACCTTCCGCAAAGGGATTAGCGACAAGACCGTATCTGGTCTTAAATCCAATTTTGGGTTGGAAGGTGTTCTCACCAACGGCACGTACCATTTGGAGAGGAACATAAGGGCAGTAGAACATACCTGCATCATAAGGGGAAGCGCCCTTATAACCAACAACATAGAATTGATTGGGAGCAGAGTTCGCGGAATATGGGTCAATATAGACGCGATACTTACCTTGGAGAATACCAGCAAAAGTATTACCAGTATCGTCTACCTGAAGATTAGCATTGAGTGCAGGGGTGTAATCAAGAACACCTGCCATGGTGAGTGCAGAAGCAACGTCAGCAGAGCAGAGGATCATGTTACCCTTCCCTCTACGAGTACGCTGTGCAATTGCGTTAGCATCGCGCTCGATTTGGAAGATGAGACCCTTGAACTTTTCAACTGACCAACGACCATTGGAGTCAACGTCAAGGTCAAAAATACCAGGAGTTGCGGTGTTTACCTGAGCACCAGTTTCTGCAGTCTTATAAATGGTACGAATAACTTCGCGGTTAATCTCAGCAAGAATCTCAGTAGAGAGAATATTTGCTAGTTCCGCTTCAGCATTCAGACCATGAATCGCCTTAAGATCTTGAGCGAGTTCAAGACTGTATTCTGCTTTTAGAGCACGAGTCTTAGCAGTTACAGTGACTTTCTCGATTGAGAAAGCCATCTGATTGAATTGAGAACCGCCGGATTCACCGAGACTCTCAGAATCTTCAGTATCCATACCGCGACCAACGGTATAACCCGCCTGATTCGCATCAGAATTGGGGTTTAGAAGTCCTGGGTTGGTTCCACTCTGAGAAGCAGTAGTACCAAAACCTACAGCACCACCAGTTTGAGCACCTTCGTTCTGAGTATAACCAGAACCAAGACCAGCAGCATTACGTGCAGTACCTTGTGCAGAGAAAGAACTATCAACTTCATCAAAGAAGGCTTCAGTACCACTTTGAGTGTTGTAACGTGAACGCATTGCGAAGATGAGTCCAGTTGGACCATTCATTGGTTGAACGCCACAAAGGTCATAGGCGACCAGATTAGGCATTGAACGTCTAATCAATGAGATTAGAACAGGATCGAAACCTGCGGTTGGACCTTGTGCAGGAGCAAGACCGCTAAGACCAGCATATGAACCACCAGAGGAACCAGTTGAATTAACTGGTGCTTCATATAGGAAGGAACGCTCTTCACGAAGTTCGCGCTCTTGGTTTTCTAGCAGGATGGCGGTTACCGCTCTACGATGTGAATCTTGGATTGGGTCCATTCCATGATAATCAAGGATTGGTGACCACTTCTCCTGCAAATATTCTGCGTTGTGCATTTGCATTGTTTTTTACCTATTTTAAAAGTTTTGTTTGACTGTATGATTTAAAAATCACTTCTTAGCGACTCTACTAAGAGTCTGAAGATATGCTTCCATCATTGGAGAAACTGACTGGGTTTCATTACCTTGATAGATAACTTCTTCGGATAAGTTCTCAACAAAGTCTCTATGAGTACTATTATTTGATGGGAAATATGACTCCCTAAGAGTTAATAGTTTCTCACGATAGTTTTCTTCACTATCAAACTCAACATTTTCGGCAAGAGAAGCGAGTTTGTCTTTCTGAGAAAGTGCAAGACCCTCAGCGACATCCGCAAAAATTACATCGGCAACTGACTCTGCTAATCTTCTATTAAGAGCAACGTTTTTATCGATCTGCTCGTTGAGTTTTTCTTCCATTTCATCAAGTTTATCTACCATGCTCTCGATTACATCATATCTATCTTCAGGGATTGAAACATAATGATCTTCAAAAAGACTCTTCATTCCTTGTAGGAATGATTCAGTCATTTCGGTCTTAAGACCGTGCTCAATTGCAAGAGCATTCTCTTGAATCCATTCATCAGCAACATACTCAAGATATGAATCCACACGATTAGTTAGTTCTTCTTTAATGAACTGAACTTCTTCAATAAGAGCATTTTCATATGTCTCTTGAAGTTGCTCTTTAATATCATAAACTTTGGAGCGAATCGCTGCCTCAAAGATTGTACGTGCTTTTTCTTGGAATTCTTCGGAGAGATCTTCCCCTTCTAAAAGAGCATTGACATCTTCATCGATATCAAACTCTTCTTCCATTTTGTCACCTTCTTCACCTTCTTCATCCTCTTCATCTTCATCCTCTTCAGATTTAGATGCTTCATATACGACTTCATCGTTTTCATCATATTCTTCTTCGTCTACAAGATCCTCGTCATCTTCAAGTTCTTCTCCGAATCCTTGTCCTGGTAGAACAACAGGAGTTGCAGATGTGCCAGGTAATTCTGCAGCAGCAGCTTTTGCATTAACTACATCACGAACTTGAGCAAGAGTTGCACCAGGAGTTCTAAGAGCAGCGGAATTATCGTCTGGGCGATAATTATCTGGAGTAGGACCACCTAGATCTTCCCATGCGCCAGTTTGACCTGGAATCATAACTCCAGAAGTATTTTGGGCAATATTTCGCATTGGTTCAGCAGGTGCAGCCCCTTTGGTTACTACGTTTTCCATTTCTTGTAAATTTCTACCAACGGACATTTTAGATTTTTATGTGTTATAATCTATATTTATTTATAATTTATAAATTTGAGATGAATTCAAATTTTACAACATACTTAGGAATTTTTGAAAATGTTGCAGTTTTCTCCCTTCAGTTAATCTTTTTCTTTGCACATCCTTTTCAATAATATTTTTAATAGATTCTGCAATCCAAACTTTTTTATTTGAATCATAAACCCACTCTTTACCTTCCATAATTCCTGAAACAAAAGCGTCAGGTGCAGAGGGATCTGCTACAATATCTGCAGCAGTTGCAAGCATAAAGTCTTGACCGACAATTTTATGACCTTCATTTGTCATACTTAATGAACCAACCCCCCTTGAAGAAACTCCAAGAGTGACTCCCTCATTTATAAGTGATTTTGCAATTTTACCCATTGGAGTTTCTAGAAGTTGTGCTTTACCTCTAAAATTAGATCCTTCGCAAGTAAGAGATACAATTTTATGGGACACTCTATCTAGATTTACAGTTGGACCACTGGGATGTCCAAGTTCACCTAAGGCACGACCTTTATTAATAAATGATTCTGTATACCTCTTTACTTCTCTAGAGAGAGTTTGCATTGGGTACATTCTTCCATTTCTGTTACAAATGTCACCTTGAAGGAAAATACCTTCAATAAACATTTTTTTGTTTGTACCCTTACCTTCTGTAATAAAACTAACCTTTTGTGCTTCTTCTGTGATGAGTTTCATCTTATTCTGATACTAGAGTAACGACTTCTGAGATATTAAAGTATGTGTTAGGTTCAAATGATAAACATGAAACCTTTACACTTCTTGCTACTGATGAACCAGTAACATTGGGTGATGTAATAGAAGAACTATCAAAATCAATTGTTATAGAAGAATCATCTAGTGAAAGAATTTGCTTATGTGTCGTATTAAGTCCAACAGTTGGAGCATTCTCTATGGACACATAATCACTTACTGTAAATGGATTACCTGAATTCTGAGCAAAAATCAATTTAGTTGTAGATCCAGTTGTTATTCCAGCAATTACTTGCCGCTTCATAATTTCTTTAATTACATCGACTTCATATGAAGTGACGTGAAAATCATTCTGAGTTGCTACAGGATCATTTCCAATCTTAATGTGTCCACCATATATTCCAGAAGTTGATCCAACAGTGATTCTTAAATAACCACTTTTAAGTACAATAGGAATACTAGTGGATGCAACTCCAACTGCTGGTGCAATTCTGGGAATATTGCCATCTTGAATAATTTTTGTTGCCATTATTCATCTCCAGATTCATATTCACCACCAAACATTAAAGAAGCGATTTCTGGTCGAACCGAATCGATTCTTTCTACAGATTTGGTATATAACATTTCTTTAATTTTATCTGAAATATCTGATGCTGTTCCATCAGTGGCAATCAAATCGATAAGTTCTTCCATAAAATTAGTTTATACTTATAAGTCTATTTATATTTTTCCACCCTTGGGTGCTGGAATTTCTAATGTTGAGGTATCAATTGAAGGTTCCATTGGAACTTCTCCACTCGCACCCTGTTGAATATCTTGTCCTTGTTCTGGAGGTAAAGGATTTCCATTTTCATCTACTGGAGCATTTGGATTAGGTAAAATGCCCTTTGCAATCTCATCTTCAATTTGCATGTCAATTTCAATAATTTCTGAATCTGTTTGACGGAGTATTTTTTTACGAACATATTCAGTAGAATAATATTTTCCAATATAAGGTTCAACTGTAGTTGCAAGAGTTAATCGATTAGTTAAAAGTTCTGCCTCTTTAAGTTCTGCAAAATGATTGTCATATAGGAAATCATATTGAATATGATCAGACATTCTATCCCAATCTTCTGGGGATACAATATTTTTTAGAATAAGTTGAGTTCTAAGAATATCATTGAAGAGATTTGAAAATCTTTTTCTCAATCTTCCAACAAATTTAGAGAACATTAGTTCGTCTCTTAAAATTTCAGATGATCTACCCAGATTAAATCCATCTCCACCACCTGCAATTCTTGTCTCAGGTACACCCAATGAGCGATAAAGTTTTTTCTGGAAATATTCAATATCCGTAAGTTCACCAAGATTTTGTCCACCTGGTAATGTTGTAATTTCAGTTCCTCTTCCACCCTCTCTTCTGGGTAACCAGAAGTCTTCTAACATACTCATGAACTTACGATCATCACGAACTTCTCCAGTTGAGTTACAGGTATAAATTCCTGCATCAAGGGCAAATGTATGATAATCATGATAGAGTTCTTCTCTATCAATGGTTAAAGTACCAACATCAATAGTTTCATCTAAAAATTCAATATTTTTAATTTTATGATTTTTGTATGCAATAGAATTCTTATAATCTTTCCAAGAATTGAATTCTAGTTTTTTGCAAACATTGATTAAATTTGTACAAGTGAATTTGTCCAATGGATGGCAATTACCATGTTGCTTGTAATGATCAAAATGATCATCCTTAGACATTCTGGTCAAGTTCTCTGGTGTATTATTGTGACGATCATAATTGATGTGATGAACTGTTTTCTTTACTTCATCTTCTCTCTCTTCATTATAAGTATATTCATTAAGAATGCCGTTCCCATCTTTCCAATCCGATACTAAATGATGAACATATTTCCAAACTTTCGATTCATTTTCAAAAATTTGTGTGTATGTTGAGTTTTCATCTGCCTTTTCCCTTGAATAAAAGGGAATCATAGAGTCTCCAATTTGTAAATCTTTTGCTTCTACTTTTCCTTTATTCCAAACTGGAAACTTGTGATCTAAAGTGCAAGTAATAGTCTTATCATTGTCTAATGTAATTCTTAGTACTTTTTCATTTCTTCTGGTAACTCCAGCCCAACTTATAATACCTGGGGCAAATTTACCAGTATTAGGGTCGCAAGAATATGTCCAAAGTCTTTCGCCTCTATTGTATTCTTCTGTAATTTGACTTAGTGTTAATGTTCTTCCGTCTAAAAGTGGAACTTTTGTGTCCATAGACAGACAGGCATCATAAACAAGTTTATTACGATAGCGACTCATCACTTCTTTGAGATACTGTTCTGCCTTTACCTTGGGTAGATTACCAACATCAATATAAAAAATACGACGCTCAGGGGCCCTTGAGTTGTGAACTACAATGCCATTGGCGACAAAGTTGTGCTTTTCGTGAGAAACTTCAATATCATAAACTTCCTCAATTTCTTTGGATTCAATTTTTTGAATTTTTTCAAATCTTGGTAGTTCATATTCACTCAGGTATAGATCCCAAGACTCAGATTCTGGCATAACACGCGCAACCTTCTCATAACCAACAATTCTAGATTGTGAAGGGTGAATTCTGTGTCTAATTTGACCTGAGCAAAGACCAATAGAAGTCCAAATCTCCTTGATGTCTTCAATAAGTTTCTCATTTTCCAATGAAATTTCACAAGAAAATCCATTAACAAGATCTCTATAACTGCCATTGGCATCCAATAGACCTAAAATAAGTTCTTTTTTGATACTATTTGGTGAAGTAAATACCCAACTAGGAATTCTTTTGTTTTTAGAACCATTTACAAATCCCAATTTGCTCAGTAGTTCAGATGCAAGAGTATTCGATGAAGTATAGTTACTGTACTTTCTTTTGGAATTTGTTCTTCTGCAGTTTCCGAAGAATTTTTCCATTAATTTAGAATAATAAAGATTTTGTATTTCATCAACACCTTCGGCAAAAGTTACACCATATTTGTGAATAGATCCATCACCCAAAAGGAATCCAAATAATCTTGCAAATTCTTCATCGATATAATCTGGAAGATTTAGATCATTTCTGCAGAATCCAGCATACTTCTCATCAAATTCAACATCCTTTAAAATTTCAAGATTTTCTTGTAATAGAGCGACACTGGAAACTTCTAGTGACTGAGAATTATATAAGAAATTTCTGATACTACTTTTGTTTATTTTTGTTGTCTCTGAAAGTTCTTGAATTATTTTTTCCTTATCTTTAATTTTATAAGAAGACCATACAGAAGAATCTTTTAAAATATAAGACTTCTCTCTAACTTCTGGGAATGGGGTTAGAATAGAATCTTCTTCTGGTTTGATGTAAGTTAGATGATGTCTTTTTGGATCAAGATCTTTGATTGGAACATACTTAACATCTTTGGTTACATTATCAAAAACTAGAATTGGGTGAGTATCGGTACCAACAACACTGTGGTGCTTGGAAGAAACTTTGTATGTTTGTTTGATTCCAGTCATCCACTTATTGGATACTTGAGTCTCTACAAGTTTATCTGTTCTATTATCATATGCATAAACAGTATCACCAACATTAATATCTTTAATATATGAATATCCCTTATTGGTTTTTACTCTTGTATTTCCAACAAGACACAGGCGATAAATTACCAATGAGTCTTCAATCATTCTTAATTGATTCAAAGACTTGATTGCCTTGTGTAGATATGATAAGATGGTTCCTTTATTGCGATCTACTAATCCTGAAGTGCAATAAGTAATAGTATCCTTTGCAATTTTAACTCCTTTCTTACTTCCACCAGATATTGTTCCAGATGGGAAGTTAGGTGTTGGCGTATAAATGAAATATTCTTCGATCTCTGGGAAATTATATTCTTGCTCAGATGAAGATGAAAATGATTTTGATGTTAAATTTAAATTTCTAAGTCCATTTGTGCCATTCCCAGGTAATTTCTTTTCCTGACGAACGTGCTTTATTTTCATTGGGTCAATATATCTTAATTCTTGAATTCCTGCCTCACGGTTTTTTTGATCAATAACTTTAAGATAAAATACCCTACCATCAACATACCAATTTCTAAAAATTTCATGGCACTTCTTATCGAAGTCCATCATTTCTTTAATATATTTAAATTCTGATCGAATAACATCCTTTAGACGATCACTTGCATTTAAGTTAGATAATTCAATTTCTACTGGTGAATCATAAAGATCACTTACAATTGCTTCATTTACAACGCTTTCAATGGCATTATCACATTCTGGGTGAAGTGCCATTTCCCTGTAGCGGCGAATAAGATCATATTCAGTTCTATAAACTCCTTCAATATCTACATATTGTCCATAAAAACCAGATTGAATGTAATAGTCAACCCCGTCCTCATTATTTGGTGGAACGGGGGAAACTATAGATTTTGGTTTTTCATCATTATTTTCAATAGAAAATCCAAAAAGTTTTGCCATTTTATAAATTTAATTTTCTTGTATGATCTATTTAGTTGATATCCTGACCACCGGCAGTAGGTGAATTACCTTTAACTGCTTCCCACCAAAGAATTTGGAACTCTACAGTAAATTCCTGAATTGTACCAGTTGAATAATCGAGTGGAATTGCACCTATATTAGTTGGGAATATATCATAAAAATGATATGCTCTTAAAGTGGTTCCATCACGATCTAATTGATAGATGAATGCATCTGCAGTATATGCACTTGGATCAGTTGCGCCAGTGTTATCGGATACTCTGTTAATTTTGTTCATCCAATTCTCAAAGGCAGAACGAATGGCAAAATCAGTATCATTAATTACAGTAACTGTCCAACTTTCAAATGATCGATCACCTGCAACCTTTAGAGTTCTACCTCTAAATGAAACGTCAACTGGTGCAACGCTTGAAGCAGGTAAGTTTGCACCCTTCACCATGAATCTTGCTTTATCTAATACATTAGTATCTGTTGGGGCAATTTCTGGAAATGAAAGAACTACCTCAAATAGATTACTTCTTGCACCACCACCAGTTAGTTTACTTTTGAAGTCAGTAATCTTTCTTAATGGGGGTGGATTTAGTTGTGTTCTTGTTGTCATGATTGTTTAAACCTCTAGATTAAAAGTTACCGATGACTTCTTCAAAGTCAACACCAGTCTTCGTTGCAATAAAGTTCAATCCAATGTAATTAATGGATCTTGCAGGTTTAATATAAACACTTGCAATAAATTCATTACTATCAATCACGGCAGGAGTGTTATTAGTTTCATCACAAATAACAACATAATCAAAAATACCTCGTTTCGCTTGAACATCTCTTAGGAAAGGTTCAATTGTGTTTACAAAGTTAGTTCTAGTTATTTCATCATTGAATTCAAAAAGAACATCTTTTGCTGCTCTTGAAATAGCATCTTCCAAATAGATGAATAAACGACGAACGTTAATTCGATCAAATGCTGAAGATCTAGCAAGTCCAGTCTTATCACCAAATAGAATAATTCCCGCACCAGGAGAGAAAATCACTGGATTAATTCTATTTGAATAAAGTTTGTCTCTTTGAGTTTTTGTTGGATTATATGCCAATTTAACTGCATTGAGAATTGCACCTCTAGTTGTTCCTGCAGGTGAATACCATGGGAAATTATTAATGTCATTACGAGCACAAAGACCTGCAATGTCACCATTTAAAGGTACATATCTAAAAGTATTTGAAAATCTGTCATACATGTACTTATAACCACTATCAAAAATTGCATAAGATGAGGATGCAACAGATGAATAGAAGGAAACTAAATTATTTGTAATATCATCTGAAGATCTTACGGTGACTTGATTTTGTGAATATGTATCTGTAAGAGATGATCCTCTATATGGTGAAATAAATGCAATCGCATCTTTTCTTAGTTCTGCAACAGAAATCAATTTATTTGCAAGGGCCTGAGTAATTGTAATGTCATATGCAGCAGATCCCATAAGGAGAAAATCTACTGTATAATTATCAGTTGATTCAAATAGACTATATCCATCTGAAAGTTCTGAAAGATCTGCAGTTAAAGATCCAGATGTTTCAATTGAAGAACTACCACCATAATCTTGTCCACGAGTAAGTGAATTGGTTGAAGAACCGATTGAACCAAAAATGATTCCATTAGTATCTTGATTCCAATCGTTATCTGTGGTAGGACTGAATCCAGAAGTGTAACCAGTAGTAACAATTCCAGCAGGTTGATTCAGTGCAAAAATATATTCAGAATTAGTCTCAAGATATTTTCTCCAATAAGAAGGATTTCCAACAGAATATTGTGCATCCTTTGCTTTAGACAGACCTAAATGTTTTTCTAAAATTGTGCCAGCATTACCTGAGATTGAACCAGTGGAATCAATTACTACAACATGAACCTCATCAAATCTTGAATTTCTTGCTGCAGCATATTCTGTAGTTGAAGGTCTAGGTGCAAGTGAATTCCAATTAATTGATGTTGAAGTTGTTATTCCGATTGTTTGTTGGTCAAACCAATCGAGACTTGATGTATAAGAAGCATTTCCATATGAAGTTGTTGTAGTATGAATAGCAACATTTCCAGAAGATGATGAGAATGCATAAACACCAGATGGTTGATAATCTACTAAAGTTTCAGTTCCACCTGCAGATACATAACTTAAAACTTTTACATCAATTGAACTTACACCAATACCTGTAATAATACCTTTTAAATGTCCATCCAAAACTGAAGTTGAACCAGCACCAGGATTTATTCTGCCAGCAATTGACTGAGTGACTCCATAACCAACTTGTAGTGCTGCACTTACTGTCGATGTTGATCCAAAGTCAAAAGTAGTTGTTACAGGTGCTGAAGAAAGTGAAGTATTTGAAATTGTAATTACTTCAGATCCAATTCCAATAACAGTTGTTCCTGAAGAGACAACTCCATTTACATCACATCTAACTTCTTGACCAAGAACAATTGATGTCGTAGTGATTCCAATTGTATTGGCAGATCCAACAAGTATACCACTTCTATTGGAAATAGACGCTACAAAAGTAGTAACTGCACTAGTGCTAATACCATTTAAAATTTGATCTGCTTTACTATCAATAATTCCAATTCTAATTCCATTAGACCAAGATCCTGGATTTCTTGCTGAAACTACAACATCAGTTAGAGTATTTTCATCATACCCCAATTCGTTATAATGCTCTAAACTTTTAATTTTTACAGTAGATGCAGTTCCAATAAATCCATTCGTCAGTTGACTATCATCACATCTTACAACTCTTAAAGACCCTCCATACGCGAGATATGATGAGGCAGTTAACCAATGCTCATAATGTTTATCGACTGAATATGAATTACCGAAAGATGTTAGAAGATCATTTTCATTTTCTACCAAAGTAGGTACATCTACCGGACCCTTTGCAAAAGGTGCCACAATTGCACCCACTTTATTTGATGAAGGATTTACTCTCCCAAGTGTTAAATCAAACTCTTTTACTACAATTCCAGGAGATGCTAAATTTAGCGGCATCTTTATTCTCCTACAAGACCAGGATTACTCTAAAGATATTTATAATTTCCTACCCTTTAATCTATTTATCTATAATCCCACATATAGTTCCATTCGTGGGACATGTCCCCATATTCATCTAAATTCCAAACTTCTAATGGATGAGATTCCTCTGTCTTAGATTTTGCTAACATCCATCGATCTCCAGTCTCTCTTTCAACTGAAATTTCATTGAAATCATCTAATCCATCTGAAATAAATCCAAATGGAGACATATCCTGCTCAATCTGATTCTTCTGCTCTTCATAGATTCTTTTACGAACATCATTGTTCGTCATTTCCTTAAAGTAATCTTGTGCTACCAACCAAGAGAAGGATACAAGACACATTGCTAAATCATCATTGCAACCTTCTTCTGCTTCAAATGAATTATGTTTTTGAGCAAATGTTGTTAATTCACTGATGATATCGAAGTCATTAGTGATAAGTTTATCATCTTCCATTAAAGTCTTAAGATTAGAACATCCTAATTTTTTAACGGATGCTGTCATTCTTACACCCAATTGAGATTTCTTTCCACTAAATCCAGAACCTACAATTTGACCTGCACGACCTCTCATAGAGCACATGAGGAGATTATCATATTCTAAATCAAAGTGTAAAATATTTGCCACTTGATCTCCAAGATCATTAACTTCAATTAAAACCCAGGCATTATTATATCCCTTAGCAACCTCATTAATAATGCTTGGGAATAGCATAGGTTTAATTTCATTATTTTTATACTTTGCTACGACTCTATAAGGGAAATTCGTAATGTCAAAGACAATAAATGCGGAATAATCATTATTTGTTCCTCTAGCAACATCCACTGTAATAAGATAATTGTGTTCTTCCTTTACTTCTTCGTGAACATCTAGACCGGCATTTTTCTTTATTGGTTCATCATATACGAAATTTTTTAGTTTTGCTGGGTTTATGAGAGTATTAACTGAACCAAGAAACTCGCAAAGATGCTCTGCTCTAAACTGTTCTTCACTTGTATTAGCAATGGTTTGACGTTTCCATTCCTCATCTCTTCCAGGGACTTCAGACCAATGAACCTGAGTTGGTACGAATTCATTTCTACCTCTTTCAGCATCATGCCACATTCGGTAGAACTTATTCATACCTTTTGGCGTACTTACGATAATAACTTTTGTTGATTTTCCAGATGAAATTGTTGGATATACTGAAGCAAAGAAGTCTTCTGCAATATGATTTGGCACAAACGCAAATTCGTCTAAGAAAATAATATTAAAGGTCATACCTCTAACAGCAGACGCAGAAGTGGATGCTGCAAGAATTTTAGATCCGTTTTCTAACTCTAATGAACCTTTATTCCATGATACAATTCCTTGTTGCATCCATTTTGGTAAGTTTTCATAAGATAATTGAAGTCTACTTAGAAGTTCTCTAGATGTTGTTGCCTTGTTTGCTAGAATTCCAATATTGACATTATCGTTGAAGATTAGATAATGTAGAAGATATGAAACTACTGTTGTGGAATTATGAGTGGGAATAAAAGTCTCTCCACATAAAAATAGATGATCATCATTGTCCACTGAAATGCATTGCATTGGTTCAGTTTCAATTTTTCGAATATCTTTAATGTAAAGTCTTTCGTGTTTTTTATAATTTAAAAGATTTCTTTGTTTTTCTAGTTTTTTTGGTAGTTTAAATACATCAAATTTATGTGCATAAAATCGAATAGTATCATACTTATCAGAAGATTCACTAATTTGTTTATATTTTAATATGCTCTTAATACCAAGAGATGAAATCAGTTCTCTAACTTGAAGTAATAATTTTTCATCTTTTTGATGAAATTCACATATACCGTTTAGATTTACTGAACCATTAGCGTCCATTAGACCTTGAAGAAGTTCAAGTCTTTGCTCAATAGATGAACGAAGATAATCATCTGGAATATATTTTTCTATGTCTAACTTTAAATGTGAATTGCCGCCACTTAACCAAACACCTAATGTATAAGGATCAATTGGCAAATCTTTAGTTGGAAGTTTAATTGCATCAGCAATATTAATATAAATCGATGATGCTTTAGATGTCCCCTTTAATTTTTCAAATTTTTTAATAATTTCTTTAGTGGTTACTACCTTTTCATTATGATTCCAATCATTATGTGATACCTTCCACAAGTGTTCACTACATGCTTTTATAATTTGACCATTATCAAATTCAATTTCATACGTATCAATCTGATGAACTTCAGACTTAGATATTACTTTTGATGGATTTCCATCTCTACCAAAAATATAATCACCAATTTTAAGATCTCCGATAGTAGTCCATCCAGTTGGTGTTGGAATAGGAGTATCTAATGATAATTTCTTACCAACTTGACGAGGCATTAGTGCGATATTAAATCTATTTCCATGGAAATTACTAATCAATTTTTCCTGGAAAGGCCACATATTAAAACTAACAAGACCTTCATCTACGTGTACAATTTTTATATAATTCTTCGCAAAGTAAATTGGATCATTCTTACATTTAAGAAATTCTATAACATGTTCTTCTGTCCATTCAATAGGAGTATTCGCCCTTTTTAGATTAGGATTTGATAGATATGCATCACCTACCTTTAATTGAATATCGTCAATTGCCATGAAAATTACCTCTGTTCAATCCAGTTTAATACTGCAAGTGCTGTTTTATTTACGTTTGGGGATGCACAGGCAAGTGTAAAAGTATCACTGACTGTTCCAATACCAGACCTTCCAAGTTGCAAATCTGCAAGTCTATCAATCTCAATCAAAGTAGAACCACCAGAAACTATGAATCCAGAAAGAATATCTCTACCACCGGAAAGTGCAGTTGCTGAAGTATCATACTGAACAAATGAATCTACATCTGCATGATTTGTCCAAACTGGATTAGTTAATGTTGCATTCTGCAAAAGTTTCCAGTATACATTAGTGTTATCATTTGTTACCGCTTGTAGAGACCTTAAGAGCATTACAGCATTCAAAGCAGTTGATTTAAGTCTCAAACTTACAATTGGATAAAATGTATTTGAAAGTGGCATTGTAGTACCTGTGATGCCATTAGACTGACTTAAAAGAGTTCCGAGTTTGTCTACGTTACCATCTTGAATCAGAGAATTAGAACCCTGATACATGTAATGAGTTCCAGCAACACCAGTTATGTTCTCAATCTCGACCCGAATGGGAAGAAACGGAGTAGAACACCATACTCTATCAAGATTATTTGAGTTATCAAAAGTGTGACTCTTGATGGTTTCACCAGACATTAACCAAGAAAAATCTACGGTTCCTGCTCCATACCACTCATAACTAATAGAAATCATCTGTTGTTTTGTTGGGTCTGCAGTTACACCAGTCCAACCATTACCATCAAACTTTTCACCATTCCATTCATCTCTGAATACTCTTCTTTCTGTGGTAATACCAGATGTAGAAGTGCGAATTACATAAGAATACGTTCCACCATCATCTTCAAAATAAGCACCATTATTATCATCAAATAATCCAAATCTTCTACGAATACCTACTTGCGGGTTTTCCAGTCGAATTGCAAATGCAAGAGTTGCTGGTCTTCCAGGAATGTATCTCATTACATTCTTGGTTTGTCTGATGACTTTACTTCCAGTAGTAGAACCGACTTGCATAATTACATTACTGGAATACTGATTCCAAGTTGCAGTTCCAACTCCAACTACTCTCTCATCCCAAACATCAGTCTCTTTACCATACTGAAAAGTATTAAAGAAGACTGTTTGGAAAGGTGCAGTCTTTAGTCTATTGTTATTAGAAAACTGAGGTCTCCAGTCTGTCTGGTTTCCCCAGTGATCTGCTATATTGTATACTTCAAATAAAGATCTTTCTTGATTTAAATAATCTTGCTCATTTTTATTCCACTGCGCCATGAATTAATCACTCCAAGTTAAACTTTCTGGTCGATATCTTTGCGCTGATTTAACTTTGATTGAATTTTCTGTCACTGGATAGACATTATGAACTATTGCTCCAGGATACTCTGTTTGAAGTTGCTCTGTTAAGGCATTTTTATTCATCATTTTACCTTCAAGTTGCATACGATATAATCTCCCTTGCCAAACTACATCTGCAAGAAAAGACTCCGTTGCTATTTCTGGTTGTGATGAATTCATATAGAGATTTCCATTAAAATCTCCTGAAATATTAATGCTCTCAGTTAAAAATTGTTGAAATGATTTCATTACTTATCCATCTGTACAAGTTTTTGTATCCTTATCATCCCTTCTTATTATTTATGTAATACAAAAGGTATGAATTAGCATCTCCATCTTTTTCTTGCTTTACAGATTGGTTTATCTGGAGTTTTAGAGCAATCTATATTATGCATATCTCTCTGCCCAGCAGATCTACTACAATATGAAGAACGACGCTTCGCTCTCTTACCTTTTGGATTTTTTTCAGTTACTGCTGTTTTAAGTTTTGACCCTGGATTCTCTCGACGATAAGCATTTACTGCTGCTTGACTCAATCCATCTGTTTTGTCTTTACGATTAACTTTCTGCCAGTCTTCACTTAATCCAAAATCTGTTCTCCAGTTTGAGTATTCAACTAAATCATTTTCTGGTTCATAGTGTGCTACTTGCACCGGATTTTTATACGGAGATTCTCCACCCCTTATCTTTAATCTATCTCCAAGTACTGAAGATTCATTGATTTTATGTTCTCCACTATCAACATAATCTGCAGCAGAATCTAGATAATCTGCTGCTTTAGTAATTTTAGATTGAACCCATGCCTCAATATTACCTTCACCTTTTAGTTTTTTACGAAGTCTCTTTGCAGCAGAAATAATAGTGGAAATTTCAGATCTTGCCATAGAGTGCTCATGATCATAAGATTCTGGAAAATTACCTGGATGTGGAGTATTAGGTGTATATGACTTCAAATTAATGGGCATAGAATATAAATCCCAAAATTTAGGTCCATATTTACATTCACCACGAGTCTCATCCTTTTGACATTTAGGGCAATATCTCATCATTTCCATTGATTCGTTTTTAGTTCCCCAATTTGATGCACCTACCTTACGGCATTTTACCAAAGCCCCTGATGCATAAGCTGATGGGAATACCGAATATCTTGACTTGACTTTATGATAACAAGCATCCTTAGTTCCACTACCTTTTCCAGGTTTATCTTTTTGTGCTTCTTGAAGTTCCATGGATTCTTTAAGTTTTGGTTCTGCTTTTATATAATTTGGGTCTTTTTTACCCTTTGCAAATGTAGGGACATTTGTTGGGGATGATCCACCAGACTTACTCTGCTGTCCTTTATCCATTTGTCTTTTTCTACGAACAGCGGATCGAATAAGACGTATACCTTTCTTCCCTTTATTTTTTAATGCTTTGAGTCTACCACTACTGAAGCATTTAGGTGTCTTAGTTTCACCTGGTTCATTTGCACATGGAGAACCATCTGCTTGAACCCATCCTGGTTTCCCATCTTTAGATTTAGATCCTTCATACCAATGATGAAGAGTTCCTTCACTCACATCTTTAAATTTGCGATGTTCATTTTTTGCACTTTTCTCCATTTTTTTCAAACGTATATAATAATCTGGAATCTCATCAAGATGCTGAAGTGCAATAGTAATGGCAAGATCTTTATCTTTAGTATGTTCATGTTCAATTGGAATTCCCATATCAAGTTGCTTCTTTACAAATGAAACATCTAAACGATGTTTTTTTGCAATTTCTTCTACACTTTTATGAGACTTTAATTTTGACACATTACTATAATTTACTCTTTTGTATTTATGAATCCTTGTTTTAGAATTTTTGAAAGTTCCGAAGTTGAACCAACAAAAATTGCATTGTTTGTAGTATTATTTGTAGTTTTAGGTGTATCGTCCTCAACTTCTTTAAGTTTTTTCTGTAAATCAATGAGTTTATCTGTAACATCACCAACAGACTTTATAAGTTGACCAGCAACTTCATATGCCCTTGGACTCGCACCTTCACTTGCAAGTTCCATGATGCCATCAATCGCATCTTGTCCTTTTTCAATTAATGAATATAAATTTGCTCTTGTATATTCATAGTCTTTTTTTATATCGTTTGGTTTTGGTTGAATACTAATTTTTTCTGATGATTCTTCAATTTCAACAATACTACTTTCAATATCCACAATAGATTCCCCCATTTGCTCTTTAGTAATCATATATCTTTATGTTGAGTTGGACTATATACCCTGGAATCGGGTAAATACTCCCAAGTTTCATCAAATCCAAACGAATCTCCAGGATTTGCATCAATTGGATCTGGTTCAACTGTATATCTTGCTTCTCGCGTTGCATTCTGAGTTTCAGTACTTGTATACAGATCCACTTGTGCTTTTCTGATAAGTCCTTCAGATGATGCTGTAATAGGTCCAAATAAAAATATCTTTGCTGTAAAATTAAAGGTATATATTAGAATTCTTCTTTCATTTAAGTCTCCTTCATAATCATCTGTAAATGCTGTGCTATCCAATATAATTGGCACATCTCTTTTCTCTCCAATTGCATCTATCAAATCAATCGTAACATTGAATGATGGTTGGAAAAATGGTAGTATTTGCTCTACAACTTGTAAAGCATCAGTTTGAAGTTTACTAATCAAATTTAATTGAAATCCAATATTATATGGAACTGGTAAAAAAACTTGTTTTATATTATTACCATCACATGCTTTAAATGCTTGAGTTATATTTGCTTTTCTAGAAGCATCATATTGAATTGATGTCATTTCATAAGATAATCTGGGAAGAGTCATCGCAATCGGTTTGTTCAATTCAGGTTGTTGTTCAATTCTTGATAAGAATTTCTGAATTGGACCATATGCAATAGGAACTTTAATCTCACTAATACTATCTCCAGATGAATCCTTATGTCTGATATTAATATCGTTAAATAAAGTTCCAAATGCAATGACAGTTTTTCGTATAATTTCGTGATAGTAATAAGTACCTAACGTTTTTCTGTACCCGATTATTCAAAAAAATAAAATCAATAAAACCCAAATGGACTTGATTCTGAGATATCAATAATATCTTCAGATTCAATTTGAATTTCTTTATTATCACTATATTTATCATAAACATCGAAAGAATCATATGTGGATATAGCATATACCGCAGATGATGCAGATCCGACTATAATTTCACCTGGATAAAATCCTTTAGTTGCCGCATTATTTACTATCGATACTTTTAATATCTTAGTATCAGAATCCCAGAATTTAACAGTTCCAACAGTGCCTGAAGTAGATCCAATCACTGACTCATTAAATTTATAATTTCCAGTTCCAGATATGATTGATGGTGGTGCTATTGTAATTGTTGGTGATACTGTATAACCCACACCAGAGTTTGAAATTAAAATTGATGATATTTGATTATTTGTACCTATTGATGCAATACCAACTGCAGTGACTCCAGTTCCTACTGATCCTGTTATAGTTATAGTTGGTTTAACCTTATATCCATTACCCACATTAGACATAGCAAAACTTACAATACCATTTTCTACAGTTTCTATTTCACAGGTTGCAGCAGCACCAGTACCTCCACCCCCATTCACAGTAATTATTGGTGCTACTGTGTATCCAATTCCAGAATGAATCATTACGATTTCTTTTATGACTTTAGTGCTACCTTTTGAGGTTGTGATTGCAACAGCCGTTGCATTTGTACCTCCAGATGGTGCGGTTGATATTGAAACAACTGGAGCACTTGTATATCCATATCCATCATTATTTAAATATATTCTTTTAACATATCCAGTGCCAATTGTTGCTGTAGCAGTTGCTGTAATACCTGCTCCAATAAGTTGTAGTGTTGTAATATATCCTTCATCCTGTATTTGAGTATCAATTTCTTCAATTGTTGTATCGAGAATCTCATCTTCATACTCAAATAATTCACATTTAAGTTCATATGTATATAATTTACCTAGTTGATAGAAGGAATCTTCATGTTCAACAAATTTAACTTCAAATAATCGTTGACCCAATGGAAAATATATTAGATCTCCTTCACGAGGTCTAGTTGCCAAGTGAATTTCTGGATCATTTACATTTAAAAATGGTGATATGAAATCCTCAAATCTTTCTCTGGAGATAGTTAAACTTAATTCATCCTTCAAACTTACTCCAAATTTTGATAAAATATCCCCTTGTCCAGTATATCCATCTACGTTATTAAGATATGCTTCTATGGCATAATTATCGTCAAACTTAGATGATGAAATTTCCTTTAAAATGGTTTCTTTTCTGACGAATTTTCTAGGAATGTATATTACTTCTACACCATACATTCTCAATTGTTCATTAATAAGTTCCTGAACAAGTCTTTGCTCGCTTTGAGAACCATGTAGAAAAAAGGGATTGAGTGCCATTTTTATCCAATAAAATCGTAAGGTGGTAATTCATAATCCATGGACATTCTTTGTTGTATATCTTCGATCTCACGAATGGCATCATCATACAATTCTCTACCATTCATTTCAATTCCACCTGGTAATTTAACTCCTCTGAATTTGATTAAGTTTTGTCCCCATTGTTTTTTCAGTAGTGCAGTTAAATATTTCTTGAGAAAACTATCATTATAAACTTTAGTGAAATCATTAGGATTAAGTATTCTATAGCAATCTATAACTAAGAATGTATCTTTTGCCTTTGAACCCCAATCAATATCTAGATAAAGTCTATTTTGTCTCTTGTTAAATCTAATTTGTTTGTCTGTTGAAAGTAGAAAATCGATATCCTCAAGATAGGTTTTAACCATAGCATATTGTAATAACTCTACTGAGTTAAAATAATAAAGATCATTTAGGAATAATTGATATTTGATACTCCACATACCGGCGGAAATTGAACTTGTATCAAACTTAAATACTTTTTCAATTCCTATAACTGAATCTGGAACTTGAATATAATTAGATGTCTCATAAAAATTAAAGGTTGTCGTTCCTATTCCTGTAATATTTGATGTACCTGTAGTAGTAACGATTCCAACCCCATTAGTGCCCTTTGCTTTACCCCTATCTACATCATCTTGTGTGATTTTGTATTTTAAATACATTCTTTCAACACCATCATAATGCCTTTCATAAAAATATTGAAGAGCATCATCTACTGCATCATCGATTTGCTCATCTGCAATATTAATCTCTAAAACTGGTGCTCCAAGTTTTCTTAGACAATAATCAATAAGTTCTTGTCTGCTAGATGGTTTTGCCATTAATATTCTCCTCCGTCGATTTCATTAGACCAGGTTGGAATTCCAGAATTATCAGTAGTAAGAATATAGTTGGTTCCACTTATAGATGTACTTGTTGAACCAGTTGATACTAATCTATCTAAAGGATCAAAATACGCTACACCATAAGGTTGTCCAGGAGTGTAGTAAATATATTGACCGACAGTGAGTATCCCAGTTACAGTTCCATAATTTGATGTAAATGTATTGAGACTTGAAGGACCAGTAACACTTAATTGTGAAACTGATGCGATTCCACCTATTACACTCTCTGCAGTGGTTGTAGTTAAACCTGGGGAACCAGATATACTGGATGTTACTCGAATTGCATTTTGTTGACCAATTCTAACTTTAATATTAGACATTATCGAGTAACTCCTTCTCTAACAATAACCATTCCTTCAACAACTCTAGTTTTTACTCCTTGATTGGTGATAATCACATCATAAACATATCGACCGGGTTTTATATTAGTAGTTTGCTCAGAAGTTAAAGAAATCGTTATCTGACCTGAAGAAGGAGGACTTTCAATTAATGCAGTAAAATCAATTGCAGTTGAACTTCCTGCATACTTACGCATCTGTGAAGAAACAGTATATCCAGTTAAATTTAATTCTGAATTAGTATCGGAAGATTCAAGATCAAATGTTTCGGAAAAATCCGACCCAGCATTTATAACTAAATTGTTTACATATACTGCTGCCATTTATATTCAGACTCTACTTCTTATTTATGTTAAATTTTAGGTAATGTTAGAATAGTCTCTTGCTGCTTTAGATACAATTTTAAATAAAGTTTTGCAAACAATTTTGCCTCATCAAGTGATAAATTATCAATTATTCTAGAGTGCTTTTCGTATTCAAATTGTTTATTCATTGAATCTAATTTAATATCATTTGGTTGCATTAAAAAACTCCTTTAGTAAAGATTTAATTTCATTAATATCATTCTTTAATTGTTGAATTTCACTTTTTTGAATTTCATGTTGCATCTTAGCAGACATGTACTGATTGTATGAATTATTATCACAGTTGATTATAGCACCACTATTCTCATCTCGATATAAATTTGGATACCCTTTTACTGGAATCATCATGCTAATGCGATTGTACGAAGGTCTTTGAATCTTGGTGCAAATGCTTGATTTGTACCAGAAGAAACAATTTTAATAGTATAACCTGTAAAATAACCCAAATTATTTGCACTAAACTCATAGTCTATAAATTGATTTTCTAGACTAGGTGGAACATAAACATCAGGTAAACCACTATTTTTTGATTTATCTACAACATCAAAATAACCATCATTATTATTATCAATTGTTAAGTTATCATAACCTGGGAATAGTTCAAATGATGGTTCAACTTCACTTGAATCTGGTCTAATTAAACTGTAAAGTACTCTGAAATCTGATGATGCATGTCTATATGCACTCACAATCACTTTTAATGAAGTTGATGGTTGAGATAAATTAACGGTATTTGAAACGTAAATCATTGCGTGAGGATCATTTAAAATACCATTAACTCTACCATCTGATGAATAATCTGAAATTGGTGAATTGAGTCTATTGTTCTGTAATTCAACTTTAGATTCATCCCAGAAAATCATTGGGGATAGATTTGAATTTGTAGTACTTAAATCTAATTTCATTGTAAATGATTTGTTTCTCAATAACTGACTCAAGTACTGTTGCTCATTTACATTTGAGCATACAATTCTAGTTGAAGATAATTGATTTTCCTCATCTAATTCGACTGATTCATATTGTTGATCGATGAAAGAAGTTTCATTTCCATCTACGCTAGTCCCACTAACTGTTCTTATTTGTCCAGAAATTTTAGTTTCGGGAGTTGGACTTAAAGCATTGATGTGAGGTATAATGGTATTAAATTGAATATTCTCAGTAGATTGAACTTTATCTCCTCCACATAAAGTTTCAGTATTGAATGAGAGTTGGGGTGAGTTTTCTGGAGCACCACCAGTTCCTTGATCTGTGGATCTATTAGTTACATTCGAATCAAAATTACTTCGATTAAATTCAATGTAATATTCATCAATCTCAATTCCAGTATCACTTATATCATGTTCTTTGTTAATTCTTCTCAATGACACTCCACCCAACTCATACTTGTAAACTAAAGAATTTACGTCGTGCTCACTTTCTATTGTTGAATCTATACCTCTGGTAATTCCACCAAGAGTTGTTGCACTTGGAACGGAAGTATATTTAATAAGTTCTTCACCAATTTTGATATATCCTGGATTAGATGAACCTACGGAAATATTCTCAAATGTACTAAAGTTTGAAGATGATGATACTGTAATTATAGTATTATCAGTCTTTGACAACTTTGTTGTTAATGTGGTTGCAGGTACATCGCTGGATACACCAAAAATTTCAACTCTATTTGTTTTTGAATACATTCCATGATCAAAATGATTCACTTTAAAGTAATTTCCATTATAAATTCCTCCGACCGGAGTTGAAGATGTAATGGTTGTATTTGCTAGTGAAATTATATTTCCAGAATTATCATAATATGATATAGATGAAACTCCAACATTAAATGAACTACCCTGAACATTGGTTAGATATAAAGTATCAATACCATTTCCAATTCCAGTGATTGTAATTCGGGCATCTCTACCTCCGACTGGACTAACAGTTGATGTAACAATACCCACTACATCTCCAATTTGGTATCCATTACCTGGATATAATGTAGAGACAGCAATTCCGGTAATTGTACCATTGCTGGTAGTTAAGTTTAATCTCAAACCTGAACCATTTCCTATAATATTATAGGTCTGAACACTACCACTACTATAGTTTGATCCACCAGTGGTAATTCCAACACTAGTAACTGTACTTCCTGTACCTGCTACGTAACCGGAATTATATGTGGCAGATTGAACTGAAATTTTTCTACCAGTTGTTAAAATTCCAATGATATTAGAATCAGTAATTGTAGTAATCCCAAGATTTACTTTTCTTGGTAAAATAGTAATTGGATTTGGACTTAATACAGAACTTTTTTCAAGAGTTGGATTATGGAACAATACACTTCCAGAGTTTGCAGTGAAGTTTGCTTTATATAACTTAAATTTTAAGTCTTGAGATTGATTTGATGACCATATTGATCCATTTTGAGATTTAAACAAACTACCAATTGCAAATTGTCTAGAGTATCTTACTGCTTGAGAATCTGGTAAATTTGCAGTCTCGATAGTTTTTTCATTCATCTCTGCAATCCAAACTTCATATTGATCTGATTGAGGAGATAGTAAAACTATCGCATACTCTTGATTTGGTTCAAGATAAATTGGATAATCAAAAGTTACTTTTGTTGCAACTGAAGCATTACTTGATACGTTAATGTCACTGGGATTTAAATCTATGGAATTACCTATTACTTCTCTGGTTGGAGTTCCCAATTCCATCTTACGAATTTCAACAGTTAATGGTGCATTATTTGAGTCTTTTTTCGCAAAGAATAGATCTATGGCAGTTAAATATGCCCCAGTTGACTCAGTATTTTCACCAACACTAAATGATTGTGCAAGAGGATCTGAGAAAGTTACTAGTGTAGTTGTGGTAACCACTCTCTGACGTGTTTCCCAAGTTCCTGAAGACTTGTAAATTGTTTCACCTGAAGATATACTAGTACTTCCAGGTAAAGGTATTTCATTCGTAGAACTAGATGTCAATTTGTAAACTTTAGTTCCAGTTGAAATTTTAACATTAGGTTCTGGAATGCTATTTGGATTTCTTATAAAGAATGAACCTGAAATAGACCCATTGATATCTGAAATAAGTCTTAAGTCTTTAACATAAGCAACAGACTTACTAGTTTCTCCAACTAACTTCATTCCAATTGTAAGATATCCTGAATATTTTCCAATAACTTCAGAGCATAAAGAGTTTATGTCTATATTCAAGGTTTTTGATGTTGCACTATATGAAGATGGAATGGATTCACTAGTGAAATAAGGATTTGTAGTATAAATTGCTGATGGACTATTAAATGTTCCATCCTTATGATTAGATTGAGCAACTCTAAATGTGATTAATTTATTACCATTAACAAATCCATTTACAGTTTCTCCAACCTGAAACGCAGAAGATGCTCCATAAGTACTAAGAGTTGAATCAGTTGCGATCTCAACTAATTTTGGAATAAAATCAACTCCACTATTTCCATCTAAAAATTGATAGTATCTAGTAAATGACTTTAGATTTACTGCATTAAATCCAGTATTTCTGGATCTCATGTACTCTTCTGATTTAGATGAAATTAATCTATTTTCAACTGATGAGGTTGAATTAGATGTCACCCCTCTTAAGAATCTAATTCCACCAAAATTCAAAGTTCTACTAATTCTTAAATCGTTTAATTGAGTTGTTCTAACCCAACTATCACTTTGAGGATTTAATTTTATAGTTCCACTATATGAAATTACATTGAATGGATTTACATTTTCAACTTTGGTTGCAAATGGTTGTTCAATCCAATCAACTGATTGATATTTTAATGTAATGACCTTACCAGTTTTTTGGATATTTGAATCGAATAGTGCATAATTACTATCTGGTGCAAATGTTTCATCTGTAAATTCCTCCAATGATACAGGAATTAGTTCCAAACTATTTTTAGATACATTTACACCGAGTTCATCATTCTTTACAGTTGCCTTTGATACGTCTGTATTAAAATTATCTTCAGTTTTAAAATCATCTACAAAAAATCCAGTTTTAAATCTGTTTAATTTTCCAGCATCTTGAATTAGTAAGGTTTGAATATTTAATTCAAGTAAAGAAAGTGAAGTAACTTTTTCTAAATTCTCTATTCTATCCTCAATTTTTCCAATATCTCTCATTGTATATCGTCTATTATCAACCAAAGAAATTTGAGCATCGGATACACTATACAGGTATGGAGGAAGTGTAATGGATGCAATTTCCATTGCATCATCCAAATTACTCGGTGATTTAGGATTTACAGATGGAGTGCCCTGTAGAACACTAAAGGTTCCAAATTTATTTAAGTAAATTTTATCAATTCTACCTAGATAATAATCATATCCAACTAAAGCACTCTCATTTGGAGTCATGATTATTTTGGGATCTGATCCAAAATTTCTAGATGAGAAATCAAAAGGAGATGAAGTAGTATTACTAAAGTCTGATACTCTTGGTCTAAAATCTAAAGTATCTGATGCCCTTGTGTCATCTATTCCAATAGTTGGAATGTCACTTGAGAATCTTTCTTCACTGTAACTATTTACAGTAAATACATCGCCGTTGTCGTTAGTTGGGACTGTATAGTAATCAAATATAATTAAAAGTCTTCTGGATGGGGAACTTTCACCAGTCTTTCTGACAAGTCTGGAATAATCATAATATTGATCTTTTTGTCCTTTATCTAAATTATATTTTGAAGTTATATCTTTATATTTACCAGGGATGATAGAAACTATTGTGGTTTGAATATTTGATTCATTAAAAGTTACACTTTCACCAACTCTGAATCTATTTTCATTTAAATATACAATACCCAGGACATTGGTTGAGGGTTTTGATACAACTCTAGCAATAGCATTACTAGTATTTCCAATAATGTTTTCACCAATAATCGCATTGTTTGTTACGTTTGATATTGTATTGAATGTAACTTGATCTAGAACTGGGGTGTTCGTATCTAAAGATTCATATATTGCAACAATGTTTACAACATCTGGATAATTAAGAGAAATCTCTTCATCTTGAACTCTCAATCCATAATATTGATTATAAGTGAGTCCATCATTGATTGAAGTGTTGACTCCAACTCCAGAATAATTATTTTTAGATAAAATTACTTCTAAAGTTTTTGATCGAGTAAATTGCTTGATTTTACTCTGTACTCCATTTTTAACAAATGTTGCATTAACACAAGCAATAGTTTTTGTGTCTGCTGAAATATTTGAAAATGTAACTTGATCTGAACTTGGGAAATTGACTTTATCTGATGTCAGATTTTCAACTGAACCATCAGTGTAAAAAATCGAATATCTCTCTTCATCAAACGCTTCAAATTGTGCTGATGTTGAATTAATACCTAGATTGAAATTTCCAGTATTTAAGGTTATAGTCTTAGATGAACTATGAGTATATCCAGAATTAGTTTGTGCTGAAAATGTGATTGTAGAAGAGTTTAAATTAACAGAAGAAACGTTTGGATTTGGAAGTTCTGCATATAAAAATCCATTCTGTTCATTTTTTATTTTAGATGCACCTATAGAATATTCACCACTATACTGTGAAGTTGGAAGTGAACCATCACATACACCTGTAACACTGGTAACTGCAACCAATGTCATTGAATTTAGAGAAGGTGAAATAGACGTAATTCTATTATAAATTTCAGTTGAAATTCCTGCTCTTTGATATCGAATAATAGAATCAGTTTTAATTCCACTAAATGTATATGGAGATGGAATAGTTACAGTACTAATACCACCACTCTCGGCAGATATAGTTATAATTCCATCTTTGGAGATTCTATCAAGTTGAGTATCTGATATAAATGCAGTTGTAAATCCAGATACTGAAGTTGGTTGATGTACAGACTTAATATCTTCTATTCCATATACCTTAATTGATGCAATACTCCGAGATACTGTCACATTACCATTAATTGAAATCTGCTCACCTACTGAAAAACTTCCAGAAGTTTGTCTGATTTTAATTGTGACTGAATTTCCACCTGAAGTAACTGCATATCCACTTGCACCACTACTCAATCCCTTAATATATGAGGTTGCAGGTACTTCAGTTGATGATACAGATTGATTTAAAGTTAATTCAGTATAAGTCTGAATATCATAAAGATATAAATCCCAATTAGTTACCGCTCCAGTATAAGCAGAGTCTGTAACATTAAAACTGTAAACACGAGCAGATCCAATTGTAGAACCTGCTGCAACGGTGTTACTATTTTTTCTTTGATTTTGTAGGTAAATTTCACTTTTTTGCTTCGGTGCTCCGCTAATATTATTGACTCGAAGTAAATTCCCCATCTCAAATGGAACATTTACAGATGTTCTGGATTGAGTAGTTCTTGGTTTTTGAATATCAATAATTTCAACACCAGTTTTTTCGATATCATATCCTCGAACATATGCCTTACCTGGTGATAACTTGACACACATCAAATCATCATTTGGAACATTACCCTGATTAGTTGTCTCATTACTAAAGAAAATTCCGTTATTACCTAGTCTATCATTTAATGAATTGTTTAATGAAATTTGAAATGGATTTACAACATAATCACCAGATTCATCATAAGTTCTTTGTGCGAGATAATCTTTAATAAGTGAATATGAAGTCTTTGAAATTACTTTTTGAAGTATACCATTTTTAACTCTAAGAATTTCAACAAAATCAGTATCGTTAGTATCAGTTAAAAGTTTTTTAGTTAAAGTTAATGAAATTTTGAATCTATGTGCCCCAGGTGCAGCATAATTCGTAAATCCCTTAGAGTTATCATAAAGAGTTGAATCATCTTTTTCGGTGATGATTTGCTCATTAACTCTTAGACCAACTCTATATGAGGGAGTATTTGTATAATAATCTAATAAAATAGTTTGCTTAGGAACTGAAACAAATGTCCCACGAATAAAATATACACCGTTGTCAATGGAAGCAGCAGAACCAATTGACGTGGAATTTATGGCAATAGTAGTTGCAAAAGGAGTTCCTGCTAAAATTGCACCTACTGTTTCATTTGAGACTAAATTCTCACCATCTAGGAATGGATTAATTTGATAATTTATATCTGAATTCAAATATTTAACATAAAGTGTTGCATATTCAACGTCAGAATTTGGAAGTTGTACAAATTGTACAGTTGCTGTAATACCAGATGCTTGACCTGTAATGGTCTTTCCTACAAAACTTTGGAGGTATGTGGATACATCTACTCCATATTGTTGAGAATTGACTTTAACTGCATGAAATTGATTATCATAAGTTACATTTCCAGGGATCACCATTGATCCTTCTTTGAAAATATGACTTCCAAACGATTCTATTTGATTTTGTAGAATAGATTGTAAGGTGTTTAATTCACGAGTTTGAATTGGTTTTCCTGGTTGAAATAGAACCTTATAGTAATTTTTATCTTTAGCACCTATAGAAGGTTCTGAAAAATCATCAAAATATGGACTTACATTAAGATTTGTTTTTTGTGCCATTTTTTAAAATTCCAGGATAATTTTAATGTCTTCTTTTTGTCTTAAGTCTCTTTCAACTGTTTTTCGATTACTAATATAAATTACATCTCCAGACTTATTATTTATCTCTGGAGTTGAGAATCCGTTGGTAAATGTGACACCCAAGTTTATAATTTTATTTGAAATTGTAATTGTACTACCGCTAATGGATGTATCTACACTTGCACTCCATCCACCTTCTTTCCCAATGTTTGCAGATGAATCAAAATCAACTATTCCAGATGAATTAAAATATGTTGACATATTATTGAAATCTACATTGGTTGAACCTCCTCCACCATTATAATATAATGATCTATCTCTATAGTATTTTAAAATTTTTGTTTCTGTATCATATGACGCCACATAACCAACCGCTTTTTTACCATCACTTCTGGTCTGAATAATCTTATCTCCAACTGCAGGAGTACCATTAATTATTGAGGTAAGTGCAATTCCAGATAAAGCAGAAAATTCATTTTGAGTGTATACAGATGATGAATTATATGCCGTTGGATTTTTAAGAATTCCTACTTGAGCAAATTTAGTATCTACTGGAAAATCTTTAGTAGAATCGTCAAATCTAGCATAAATTAGAATCTTATCCGCACCTAATTCATGATAAACGTCAAATCCGTGTCCTTTTGATGGTGGAATGATTGGAACTAATTCTGCGTAAGTTCCTGGATTTAGAGTAGTACTCAAGTCAACCAACGCATAAGTATAATTTTTACCACCTGACGTAACAACAACATCACTAATTTGAGTAGATGAATTTACTGTAACTGATACAGTCCCTCCTGAACCATCTCCGACTAAATTACAAGTTCTTGTACCTGATGTATAACCTAATCCGCGATTCTTAATAAAAACTTTTTTTATTTGATTATCGTTTATATCTGAATCTCCATTTTCTCGTATTGCGGTAATTTGAGAATCAGTCGATGTAGACCATTCATTAGGTACTGTTATATATTCAGATGAATCAAATTTAATAATATCACTTGGAGAAATGGTATAAAGATACTTCCATACATACCCATCACTTAACTTAGTTGGATCTAAATCAGTGAAAGTTGGTTCAACCTCAGATGAATTTGCAGTAGTTTTAATTCCAGATGTACCATTATCAATACAGATATAAACCTTATACTGTGAATTTACTACATAATAATTCGCATCATAAAGTCTCATTGCACCTGTTGTTGGTGCGGGATTAATTACACTGTAATCAGGTCTATACATATCATATTGTGATCCTGAAGTCCATTCTATTTTTCGAATTACTCTTCTAACATTTGCATCTGTAATTCTCTTTCCAAATAAAATTGTGGACTCATAATGATTTAAATAATCCACATTATCAGTTGGATTTGGTTGAGTTGTATCCCAAGTTGAATCTCTACCAAATCCTGATGTTGTTGGATTAGAAAGACCTACAAACACATAATATGAATTTGAAGAATCGACTACAGAATCCACAAAATTGGATGCATTCAGTATTCTAAAGTTATC